GTCAGTGGCACAGCCTACAACCGTAGTGACCTTGACCAGATGACTGGGCCTATCACTCCGCAGCAGTATCAGGCTGACAGGTTTGGCACGACCAGCACAGGCATCATTGATCGCTTCCGTCTGAAGTCCAGCAGCAATGCGCTGCGCTTTGACATTACCCCGACGCCGACCGCCACCGAAACGATTGGCTTTGAATATGTTTCAAGCCACTTCAATCAGACCAGTGGTGGCACTTCGCAAGCTGCTTTTGCCGCTGATACCGATGTTGGCATCCTCGATGAAACATTGATAGAGATGGGCGCGACTTGGCGCTTCAAGCAGGCTCACGGCCTGACCTATGATGAAGACTTTCGACAGTACCAGCTTGAGCTGCGTCAGGCGATTAGTCGGTCTGGCGGTGCGCCAATCATAACGATGACTGATGCACGGCGTCTGCTGGTCAGCCCTTACTCCTACAACTTGCCTGACAGTGGCTACGGGATCAGCGGCTGATGCTGCAGGCACTTCCACAATCCCGCCGGTTTGCAGTCAAGGCAGCGGCGGTGCCGGCCCCTGTGGGTGGCCTGAACAGCCGTGACAGCATCGACGCCATGCCGCCGACTGACGCCATTGTAATGAGCAACTTTTTTCCGTCTGTTGAAAAGGTAACCCTGCGTGACGGCTTTACTCAGTTCTGCACTGGCATCGGCACAGGCGATGTTGAAACGCTTGTCGAACACAATGCCGGCGCAAACCGTCAGCTCTTGGCTATCGGCAGCGATGGCGTCTTGTACCAGATTGATAGCGGCACGGCTGTCAGCAAAAAGACCGGCCTTGCCAACGGCAGGGCAGAATCGGTGGAGTTCAACGGCCTTACCATCTTTGTGCCGTCAGGGGCAAACGTGCCTTTTAGCTGGAACGGGTCAAGCGCCAGCGATCTGTCGATCACGCTGTCTGATAGCGCAAACGCAAACACGCTGACCGGCGTACATGCTTACAAAAACCGCCTGTATTATTTTACCGGCACAGATCAGAACTTTTACTACTCGGCCACAGTAGACACACACCAAGGCAACTTTACCAAGTTTCCAACCGGCCTGGTCGGCACCTTTGGCGGCAACCTGATCATGATCCAGACGATCACGATTGACGGCGGTGAAGGCGTTGATGATCTGCTGGCGCTAATTATGAGCAGCGGTGAGGTTCTTGTTTACAGCGGCTCAGATCCTAGCTCATCTAACTTTGCCCTGGTCGGCACCTTCCGCATAGCTGAGCCGGTCAATGAAAAGCGTGCCTGCGCCAAGCTTGGCGGCGACGTGATTGTGATGACCAAAGAGGGATATCTGCCGTTGAGCGCCGTGATACGGCAAGACAATGTAGGTGCCAAAGCTGCTGCAATATCAGAGAAGATTAGAGGCACTGTGATTGCCCAGGTCAAGGCCACCGGCACCTCAACAGGCTGGCAGATCTTTGTCAGCCCTGACGGCGACAAGGTGATCTTCAACTATCCGACCGGCGAGACAGACGCCTACAACCAGCACGTCTTTAATCCCATCATCCGCGCCTGGTGTGTCTTTGAAAACGTGCCGGCAAATGTGTGGGGCCAGTTCAACGGCGACACCTATTTCGGCAGCGCCTCCGGCAAGGTTTTTAAGGTCACTGGCGACAGCGACAACGGTGAGAACATCGTTGGCGATATTGTCACGGCGTACAACTATTTCGGTGACCGTGCCAGCTTCAAACGCTTCAGTTCAGTCCAGCCGATGCTGGAGGGCGACACCGATGTCGTTTTCAGTTTTGGGGTGGCGACAGATCAGAAGCCGGCCAGTACGATTGACGTTTCACCTGTCACTTTCGCCAGTAACTTGGCGGCTTGGGACACGGCCACTTACGATGACTTTTTTTATGCCGACACCAGCGGCGCAGGGATAACCAAACGGCGCAAGGCTGTGAACCGCGTCGGCTACTCTGCGGCTTTACGCATCAAGGTTGCCACTAGCACGCAAACCATCAGCTTCATCTCAGCACACTATACTTTCCAACCGGGAGGGCCAGTCTGATGCCATTCTCATCCGGCACCTTTACGCGCACGTTTGACTGTACGACCGATAGGGACAATGGCGTCAAAATCCTTGCCAGCAAGTTCGATACCGAGTTCGACGGCATAGCCACCGGCCTATCCACTTGCATCCTCAAAGACGGCACACAGACTTGCACGGCGGCGATACCGTTTGCTGAAGGTCTTACTGTGCCTGACAACAAGACCATCGTGCTTGGTACAAACAGCGACATCACAATTCAATATGATGAGACGACCAACGACGCCCTAGAGATTGCTGCCAACGTGGAGGGCGCGGCGCTCGGCGTTGTACTTAAGGCCGACCAGGGCGATGACAATGCAGACCAGCACAAGCTCAATATAGCTGACGGCGGCGTGCTGACCCTGCAAAGCAAGATCTCTGGCGGCTTTGTCACCTATCTAACTCACACGCCAAACGCCACGGTTGCCGACAGCACAACGGCTGTTGCAGGCAATCTAACTGTCGCTGGCGACCTCACGCTCGGATCTGGCGCTGTTATCAATGAAGCAGAGCTTGAGGCCATTGACGGCGTTACAGCAGGCACAGTGGCGGCCTCTAAGGCCGTCATTGTGGACGGCAACAAGGACATTGCCAGTTTCCGCAACGTAACCCTGACAGGCGAGTTAGATGCTGGTTCGCTAGACATCAGTGGCGATGCAGACATTGACGGCACTCTTGAAGCCGATGCCATGACGCTGAACGGCACAGCCATCACAGCGACAGCCACGCTAGACACAGGCATCTCAAACAACAACGTGCCAAAGTTCACCAGCGGCGTGGCTGACGATGATTTCCTTCGCGTGGCTGGCACGGCCATTGAGGGCCGGTCTGCGTCGGAAGTTCTGTCCGATATTGGTGCAGCCCCAGCGGCTGGCAGTTCAAACATAGTCACAACTGGCGCACTAGACTCTGGAAGTATTACTAGCGGCTTTGGAAGCATAGACAATGGTTCCAGCGCCATCACCACGACAGGAACGGTCACTGGTGGCAGTGTCGTGGCTGATAATATCACAATCGACGGCAACACGATCAGCAGCACAGATACGAACGGCAGCGTCACGGTTGACCCAAATGGAAGCGGACAAATCAATCTGTCTGCAAATGTGGACGTAACCGGCACTGTGACGGTGAACGAAAGCGGGTCAGCAAACGCAGTGCAGCGCATACAGGCTGGAACCAATGGCTATGCGGCGCAACTTCAACTATATGGCAACAATGTCAGCGGTGCCGCTTACAATAGTGTCGCTTCTTATGTGAACGGTGATGCAACCCCGCAGTGGGAGATTACTGGCCCAGAAGCTAGTGCGGAAGACCAAATGCTTCTGCATACTGGCGGCTCAGAACGCCTCCGCATTACATCGGGTAACGTGGGCATCGGGACCAGCAGTCCGTCGGATTTCGGAGGGACTACGCTTCAAACAAACCACGGCTCAACGTACAGTGCAAATCTGGTGAGCAGTGGCACTCATGTTCTACAAATGCTTGCGTCCCAGACGCATGGTGCTATGTCGATGGGTGCGCGTTCCAATCATCATGTTGCGTTTACAACTAACGACACGGAACGTATGCGGCTTCTTGCTGGCGGTGGCCTCACCTTCAACGGCGACACGGCGGCGGCTAATGCGCTGGATGATTATGAGGAGGGTACTTGGACGCCGGTTCTTGGTGGCACAACTGGTGACCCAACAGTAAGCTATGATATTCAGAAAGGTTGGTATCAGAAATTCGGCAGCCTTGTTTGTTTTGGCGGCAGATTGCAATGGAACACCAGCGGTTCATCCGGTGGTTCTGGGGATGGGGTTATTAAAACACTTCCTTTTGCAGCGGGTGGGCCAAGTCAAGTGGGAACTGGATGTGCTTTTATAAAATTGTCATTCAGGCAGTTCAACGGCAGCTTTTCTTCTGGACGAGACAACATTGACCTAGCCATAGAAACTCTGGAATCCCGAATAAGAATATATCAGCTAGATTATGATGACCCTTCAGGGTCAAACTACACACAGATAGGTGTGTCGCAATGTATTGGCGGTGATGCTCGTCTAGATTTTTCGGGTCATTACACGGTTTCATAACCCCACCAGCCGGTGCGGGTCGGACAGGTCGCAGCCAAGCGACGGTAAACAGAAGGAGTAAACAATGGCACTGACAAAAGAATTTGAATACGACTGCGAAGTGCGTGGGCCGTACAAAGCCGTGCAGGTTCGCCAAGCAACCGTCATCAAGGATGATGGCGTAGAGATTAGCCGCACCTACCATCGGCACGTTCTAAACTGCCGCACCAAGACAGGCGACACTTGGGGCGACACCGACATCAGCGGTGAGGACGCCAGCGTACAGGCTGTATGCAACGCTGTGTGGACTAGCGCAGTCAAGACAGCCTACGAGACGTTTGCAGACGCGCCGAGCACCTGATGAGCAAGCCAACCGTCACATCTGTACAGGCCCAGATAGATACACATGAGGCGGTGTGCGCTGAACGCTGGAAAGAAACCATTCTGCGTATCAAGCGCATTGAACACATTATGATCGGCACAGCCGGCACCACCATTGTCCTGCTGGTAGGCGTTTTGCTGGGGCAGTGATCCACGCCTTCTTGTTGTTCGTTTTTCTTGACGGCAAACTGGTTTCAAACGATCTCTATTTCTATAGCGTTGATGACTGCACTTACTTTGCTCGTGCGCTGCATAAGCAAGCTGGGCAGATCACGGCCTATTGTCTGCCTAAGCTCATAGATTCAGACAACGTGAAGGTGTACTGATGCTTGATCCAGTCACCATCGGCACGGCTGTCCAAGTGGCGACCGGGGCCTTCAAGGTGCTGCAAAAAGGTTTTGCGGCGGGGCGTGAGCTAGAGCAGATGACGCAGGATCTGTCACGGTGGATGTCGGCTGTTTCTGATGTTGATCACCTAGAGAAGAGCGCCAAGAACCCCAGCCTGTTCCTCAAGCTCACCAAGGGAAAAAGTATTGAATCACTCGCTCTCGAAGCGTTCACGGCCAAGAAGCAACTTGAAGATCAGCGCTATCAATTGAAGCAGATGATCTCACTTACTAGAGGGCCGGCAGCTTGGCAGGAATTGATTGCACTAGAAGGGTCAATTCGGAAGCAGCGCCAGGAGGCGATATACGCAGCTCAGCAGCGCCGTCAGAAGATCATCGAATATATTGCCTGGACTGTCGTGATCGGGGCTGGCTTGGCCACCCTGACAGGCTTCGTGCTGCTACTGAAGGCGCACACCGCTCAGGCCAATGAAATGACCGTCTGCCGGCTGGTCAAATGTATCAAGCTTGATAAGCGCCAAGAGGCTTGCGTCTATCGCGGTGCTCACAATACCCAAGAAACTCTGTTTTTCAACTACGGCGAATGGAAGCCGCGAGAGTATCTGTGTCAGTGGAACCCTAACCAACCACCGCCCCCCAACGTCTATGACGTTCTGAAGGCCATCAAGGAGAGTCAAAATTGAACCGCATGATTTTCGGTGCTGACGATTACTTAAAGCAGTGGGCGGCTTCTAGGATTGGCATCGAGGGGTTTGGGCCTAGTGCATCTATCGGCGTGCAGCGCGACGGAGAGATCATTGCGGCCTGCGTCTATCACGATTTAAGAGACGGGCAGATCGAGGCGTCGATTGCGGCTTCCTCCCCGCACTGGGCAACTCGGTCTGTTCTGTACGGCTTGTTTGCCTACCCATTTATCCAAGTCGGTGCAAACAGACTGCTGGTGACGTGCAGTGAGGCCAATGACAAAGCAATGAAGATGAACAAGCAGCTCGGCTTTGTAGAGGAAGGTCGGCTGAGGCAGATGTTTGGCAAGCACGACGCTGTGCTTTTCGGAATGTTAAAACAAGAATGTAAATGGATCGGAGTAAAAGATGGGCAAATCGCCACCTTCACCACCGCCAGCGCCTGATCCTAATGAGCTGATCTCAGCCCAAGCAGACGCCAACCGGATCACGCAGTTTACACCCTACGGCAATCTGCTGTTCGGCTATGTCGGTGACCAGGGGCAGTTTGTGCAGGGACAGGCGCCGGAAGACAGCGATTTTCAGTCTGCGGCATTTACGCAAGAGACACCGTTCCAAACACAGATGCGTGCAGCCACAGAAGGCACTGGCTTGGGTCTAGGCAATCTGGCGTTTGAGCGAGTGACCGGTCAGACCGTCATCGGTCAGAACCCTGATGGCTCACCTATCTTTGCGGATGACCCAGACTTCCAAAATCCTTTTCGCACCTCGCCTACACTGTCTGGCATAAGCGCCGCGCAGGAAATTGACCCGACCACTGGCCTGCAGGCGTTCCGGCAAAACATTAGTGCTGATGCAGCCCTGCCATCCACGCTGAACACAAGCGGCCTGACAGCCCTTACAAGCGATCCAGAGGGCTTCCGCACCAATGTTGAGCAAACGCTGTTTAACAGACAGCTCGGCTTGCTGCAGCCAGAGTTCACACGCCAGCGAAACACGCTTGAGCAAAACCTGGCAGACCGTGGCATCCCGATCACGTCTGAGGCTTACGATGATTCTATCAAC